GAGAGCGGCGGCTGAGAGAGCGGCGGCTGAGAGAGCGGCGGCTGAGAGAGCGGCGGGTACTTGCGTGCAGCTCAGTGAAAAGGAACTGGAGATAATAAAAAGATTGGACGAAAAAAGAGACTGTTAAACACTTTCGCATATAAATATAACACGCGAGAAATGGGATTTTTTGATAAATTCAAGAAAAATAAACGGTCAATTGTAGGCGTACCGGCGTTTCTCCAGATCACCATCAACGGTCAGACCTACACAATTGACACTACCTCCACCAGCGGCATGAAGCTGGCGGCGGTGTGGCGTTGCGTGGATATCGTGAGTGGTACTGTGGCATCGCTGGGCATCGACATTGAGCGGCGAATCGGCAAGTACTGGCAAGTGGATGAAAAGCATCCGCTTGAACTTGTGCTGCGCCTCAAGCCCAACGAGAGGGTGAACAGCTTCGACTTTTGGAAGGCTGCCATCGTTGAGATGCTCTTGCACGGGAATGCTTACATCTATCCCTACTTCACCCCAACCGGCGAGGTGTCGCGGCTGTATCTGATACCCAACGGGGCTTGTATCTATGACAGCAAGGCCGACACCTACGAGATCACCGATGAAATGAACAACCTGTTCACGACCTGCCAGGGCTGGCGCATTGTCCACCTCAAGAACTTGAGCCTTGATGGAGGCTTCACGGGGGTTTCCACCCTTACCTACGCTCAGAAGGTGCTGGGCATCGGTGGCAACCTTGACAGCCTTCAGTTGGACAGCTTTGCCAGCGGCTCAACGCTTCACGGCTTCATCAGCGGTGACTCCAACCTTACCCAAGGGTTTGGTGCTCCCCAGGATGATCAGTTGAAGTCAGTAAAGGACAGCATCACCAAGCAGCTCACCAGCGGTGCCAAGATTTTCACTTTGCCCGGCACGATGAAGTTCAACCAACTTTCATTGTCACCAAGTGACCTGCAACTGGTGGAGTCTAAGAACCTCAACGTGCTTGACATCTGCCGCTTCTTCGGCGTTCATCCTGATAGGGTGTTCCAATCATCCAGCACCAACTACAAGGGCAGCGAGAGTGCGCAGACGGCATATATGACCGACACCCTTTTCCCGCTGATCAACAAGATTGAGACTGAGCTGACCGTGAAGCTCATTCCCAATCAGTTGTTGGGACAACTCCGCGTCAAGTTTGACCTTGACGATTACTATATCGGTGACCTGGGCACCAAGGCCGACTATTACACCAAGATGGTCTCCGCTGGTGTGCTCACGCCCAACGAGGTGAGAATCCGCGAGGGTCACGCGCCTGTTGACGGCGGTGACTCCGCATTCATCTCTTGCAACGTCGCTCCCATTGACTCAGCCAAAATCAAGGGTGAGCCGACAACTGAAGAACCTATCAAGAAATCAAGGAAGAAATGACGAAAATTTTCCGTAATACCGAAAATTGCCAGCTCAGAGCACTGGATGACTCGCGCACCATCGAAGGCTACGCTGTAGTCTTCAATGAGCGCAGCGTCTTTCTGCCTGACTGGAACAAGGGAAGGATGGTCGAGGAAGTGATGTTGCCTGGCTCCATCACCGAGGAACTGATTTCCAAGAGCGACATCGTGGCCAACATTGACCATGACAACAGCCGCATGGTTGCCCGCTCACTCAACGGGGAGGGCTCACTGCGCCTGTCGCTTGACGAGCATGGTCTCAAGTTCAGCTATGAGGCCCCGTTGACCAATGACGGTGAGACGGTGCTTCAAGGTGTGCGTCGCGGTGACTTCCGTGGCTGTAGCTTTGCGTACACCTGCGACGAGGACACCGGCGTGCACTATGAGAAGTCCGACAAAGACCCGCGTGCGCTCATCCGCTACGTTGACGAGGTTAACGGCCTCTACGATGTATCGGTTGTCATCCACCCTGCATATCCACAAACCAATGTGGCCTCCCGTGCAGCCGTGCTGGACGGTGCCCTCACGCGAGGGATGATTGAAGAGAACGAACAAGAAAACGATTATAAATCAAATTCTAATTCTGAAAGTATGGACGAGAACAAGAAAAACGAAGAAGTTCAGGAGCCCAAGGTGGACAACAACGCCGAGGTTGAAGCCCTGAAGAATGAGATGGAAGGCATGAAGCGTTCCATCACCGATCTCCAGGCTGGCCAGGAAGCCGTGAGCAAGAAGGTCAGCTCCATCAAGGTACGCGAAGAGAAGAAGCAAAACTTCTCCCTGCTGCGTGCCATCCGTGAAGTTGCCGCCGGTCAGAAACTGAGCGACGATGTTGAGGCTATCACCCGCGCTGGTCGTGAGGAAATGCGCAACGCTGGCCTCGGCACCGTTGGTCAGATTGTAGTGCCCCAGTTGCGTGCTGACGTAACCGTAACCGCCGAGCACGATGACACCATCGGCATCGATGTTTACAACACCTTTGCCCCCATCCGCGAGGGCCTCGTAGCAGCCCAGGCTGGTGCCCGCTACTACACTGGTCTCGTTGGTGACGTGCGTATCCCCGTCCTCGGTGGCGGCAACGTGGCATGGGCTACCGAGGTAGGATCTGCCGCTGATCCTACCTACGCCTTCACCGCTGTGAACCTCACCCCGAAGCGACTGACTGCACAGTTCAAGCTGTCCAAGCAGATGGTCGCCCAGGACAACGCACTCATTGAGGCTACCCTGCTGGCTGACATCCGCAAGGCTGTCATCACCAAGCTCAACGCTACCATGTTCGGCACTGCTGCCGCTTCAGGTGGTGCACCCAAGGGAATAGGTAACGGCCAGACCGCTGCCGTTGCTACCGACTGGGCCAAGCTGACCACTCTCGTGGAGGCTGCTGTTGAGCGTCTCGCTGTCGGTGAGGAGTATGCCTACATCGCATCGCCCGAAGCCGCTGCCGTCATCCGTCAGATGACCTACAACAAGACCACCCGTCTGGTCTATGAAGGTGGCAACGTGGACGGCACTCCCCTGTTCAAGACCATCGGTTGCGCTGCCAACCAGGCCTACTACGGCGATTGGAGCAACCTCGTTATCGGTCAGTGGGGCGCACTTGACCTGACCGTCGATCCCTACAGCGCCGCTGGCACTGGTGAGCTTGTCATCACCATCAACAGCTACTTCGACTACGGCGTAGCTCGCGCTGGTTCGCTGAAGTTGTTCACCACCGTTTCTGCCGGTTAAAGCACTGAGCCGTCACTATGCAGTACACACCGAAATACGCAACGGTAGCAGACCTGAAGAAGCACAGCTACATCTCCACCACTGATGAAGATGATTTGCTTGCTCTTTACCTGTGCTCTGCCGAGCAGACCGTCACCGAGACCTTGCAGGTGAAAAGCCTGTCGGTGTACATCGGTGATGATGGTGTGTTGCCCGCCCAGATATACACCGCGATTCTCATGCAGGCTGCGGCATTGTATGAGAATCGTGAGGGTGTATCGAGCGCACAGCAACACGTTGTACCTTACGCAAACGTGATGGCGCTGCTTGGTAAAATCATCAATTACGGTCAAATCAACAAGTGCTGCAAGTGATGGAAGCAGGTAAACTCACCGAAAGGATTACCATCCAACGCCCTGATGCGGTTCGTGATGTCTATGGCTCAACGACAACCGCTTGGACTGACGTTGTCAGTAATCTGCCCGCCGCCGTGAACTATGTTCGTGGTGACAGGGAGATTGACAACGAGGAAATCTTTCACGGGAGGATTACCACTTTCAGCATCCGATGGCGCGGCACCGTCAACGAAGAGATGCGTATACTTTGGGATGATCTCAAGTATCGCATCCTCTCCATTGACCGCCGCACTCACCGCCGCGAGTACTTCATCCGCACCGAGCTCATCAACGAATAATGGCAACTGACGGCATACAAGTTGACGCTTCACGCTGTTACGCGCTGTTCCGTAGGCTCAACACCAGGAACCAGCGCAAAGTCAGCAAGGCTGCATTGAGAGGTGCTGCCAACAAGCTCAAGAAGGAAGCCGTCAAGAACCTGCAAGGCGTGATCGGGCACAGCGTAAGGAAGACAAGGACATACACCCGTGCCAACGGCAAGACCGAAAAGCACAACCTCGCAAAAGGTATCAAGGTCGTGTCAAGGGATTCCGAAACCGCAAAGGTGCACATCATGGGTGACTATCGCCTCAAGTGGTTCGAGATGGGTACCAAAAACGGCGAGCCCCGCAAAACCAATGGGGTTCGAGGCAAAGGTAAAAAAATCCCTTTGCGTAAGGAATCCAACCGTGGCTTTATTTTCAGGGACAAGAGCAAACACGGATGGTTTGCAAGGGCCATCGAGGCGAAAGAGCCCGAAGCGGCAAGAGACATCGAAAACGAGTTGATTAAGCACATCAAAAAACAGGCAAATCGTGAAGGGTTTACACTTATCTAAGGCGATTCAGGCGATTCTCGCACAATCTGGCATCACAAATGCTCATGCGATAGTGGCCGAGGAGAATACTCCTCAGCCCTTCGCCGTTTACCGCCGTGTATCGCTCAGTGTGGATGATACCAAAGACAGGCTTGCACAAGATCAGCGTGCGACGCTGAGTGTGCAGGTGGTGTCAATGGACTACCAGAGCGGCCTGATGCTTGCTGATTCAATCACTAACGCACTTGTCGGCAAGACCGGCACATTTGAGGGTGTATATATCGACGATATCAGCCTGGCTGATGCAGCCGAGATGTACAACGAAACGAGTTACATTCAAGACCTACAATTTCAAATCATCATAGAAAATGAGTAGAAACGTAATCAAAGGCGGTGACCTGATGCTCTTCCTGAAGGAAGGCAACGGAACCGCGAAATCCATTGCATTCGCCACCTCGCACACCTTGACGGTCAGCACCGACACCCAGCAGACCTCAACCAAGGACGACGGCGGCAAGTACCAGAGCAGCGACTACGGCATCA